AATCTGTGCAACATCATGATATTCGAGGCCAGGCATTTGACCTGGTCCACCAGGATACTTCGAATCGATGTGAGTTCCATCGCCTTCGAATGGGTATGGTGGTTGGTCGAACAGAACAACCTGCTCCAACACATTCTCATCGTTTGCTGAATTTTCAACAAACATGCCCTGCATCCAATTTTCAGGAGTACCACTGTCAATATCATCAGCTTGTGCAGGGACGTTAGGATCGCTCTCGCTGGGCAAAGCTCTACTCGTGGCATAACCATCGATAAGCGACACAGCCTGCTTACCCGAAGCGCCAACACCACCGTAATTTGCGCCAACAGCTTTGATTTCAAACTCATTGGCAGTCAACCCGGTTGGATCAATTGCCACCTGGGCAGGAATCCATTCCCCAGGAGTGGCAGCCGTTCCAAGCAAACTGATTGGCATAAGATTAGCACCAAATCCTGCTTGGTGGTGAATCGAATCGGCATAGATCTTGAAATCCAAAAACCGCCCTGCAACAGATTGAGATTCAGACAGGGCTTGACGAATTCGCTTCATCCAAGATTCGAATCCTTTCTTCCAGGCGTTGGCCATCACCCAAGTGGTTGGCAATTTTCCAACGCTAACAGCTCCCGTCGACGTCGAGAAGACTTTGATCGATGCAACTGCCCAATTGATACCCTGTCGGTAAAACCGACGATTGGCCAGCGAAGCTGCTTGACTCAAATCAATGGTATACGCACCGCCAACCGTGTCCGGTGTAGCAAATGACAGAGTCATTTGTGCCGGTTCAATATTACGGCCTTTTCTCGAAGAATACTTCCTCGCCATAACCGTCAGGGAACGATGGCGCTCTAAATTGATTACGGCCGAAAGGTCTACTCAACCTTGGGTTGGTATGCATGAACTCCTCAATCTCGAATTTCTTCGAGCTGGGAGCCTTGAATGGCTTCGTTACATACGCAACCTTGGCACTATACCTGATCAACTGATCTAGTTCGTGGGGCTCACAATAATCCAACGAATACCGTGGACCATATCCGAGCTTTGAAAATAGCACGGATTGTCGCCCTCCAACTTCTTTCTTTAGCAGCAGTTGGCCCTCTTCTTCGACGTGACGAGACGTCTCTCGAAGCCTGTCCAGTTTCTCTGGCCCAAAGAATAGGCTGTGCATGTGCACGTTCCACCACTCTTTCGAGTTGTTATAGGTGAACTCCATGAAATGGGTTCCACCTACCGCTCCCAAGCCGTCATGTACGGCATTCTTTCCAAACCCTCGATGATCGGGCTTTCCACACAACACCCTGTTCATACCTCGCATGCTATGGTATCCCGGCAATCCGGGCAAGGTTGTCCTGGCTACAGCATAATCATACTGTTCTTTCAGATTCGCATATCGAATTCCACTCTCATGCTTCACGCCAGGTAACGTAACGGTCAGCACACCAACGGTGAGATCGTTGCCATACTCATGTTTGGCAACCTTGAGCCGTTCCTTGATTTCATACGCCCGCTTCGACGCACGCTTACGTTCGCAACTAGGGCACTGTTGCCAGCGGGCGCACTTGTGCTTCCAGGCCTCGTCCGGCCGGCCGAGCCACGCTCCTTTACAGATCGCTAAACCTGTCGCACTGCCCGAACTAAAAGTCATGCAAATTTCTCCTCATCGGGACAACAAACCATGCAAGCAAAGGCTTGTACCTCTTCGATATATACCACTGTAGAACAGTGGTACGAACAAAATTCGCATCGTGTATTTTCGCCGGCCATGAACCTGCCAGCAAAAAATAACTTTTAGCAAGTTCGGTATACAAACAAGTTAGGGTGAACCTTAGTTTGTATTTCGACGCTTTCGAGCGTCGCTACGGAGGCCGTAACGCTTCGCTTGGCCTCCTGCGGAAGATAGGTGTGCCTTCAGTTCAACTGAGTGAAGGCTGTTTTCAGCTCGTAGCCAGCGTAGACTCCGAGCACACCAATAGCGATCGCATCGCCGAACGGAAGAGGGCCGTCCGCCGCAGCCAAAGCAGCTGCGGTTGTGAGCGCCCATCGAGCACGTTTTGCTCGACCATAACTGTCCAGGACTGTCAAGGGACTAATCCCGGTGTCCGCTTTTGCTTGACGATCCACCGCTCGAATCACAGATTGAGGAACATGGTGCTGCTTCGAGAGCGAACGAGCAGTCACCATCGGTGGTCGACCAGGAGTTGACTCGTTGGTTACCATCGTTTCGATAACGTGACCACCGAGTTCAAAATAAGCATTCATTCAACCCATTCCTCCTGGCATTGTTTGCATCGCACGTGGTCGATGCCCCACTCCTGGACAAAGAAAGTGTCCAGGTCCTTCGAGCCGCAGCTTGAGCAAGGGGCACGCTGCATAGCATCACCGTCGACGGCGACGGGTCGATGGAGCTCGAACCAATTTCTTAGTCGACTTCCGACCGTTCGTGTAACGGTAACGCATCAACTTCCCGTTCTTGCGGAAGGTCTTGCCGTAGTTGTAACGTGCCATCAAGCACACACTCCGGCGGCTCGTTGAGCAACGTACGTTGTAGCTCCGGCGAGATGGCCGAGAGCCAATAAGAGGAGATACTCAATTCGATTATTCTTGATGTGATCCAAGAGGACCACGAGCTTGCTCGCCGTAACAGCGGCATCAGTAGCAGTGATAGCACCAGACATCACATGTCCCCCATCGGTTCACAGAGGTATCCTCGATGACTACCAGGTACAAGGTTAACCTGGATAACCAAATTGGCAGCTTGAGAAGGAGTCCAATTAACACGGATCAAACCACAAGGGAAATTTCCACCCTTGATGGTCTGCGTTCCGACTTCAGTTGCACCACTGTAACTCACAATCTGTGCAACATCATGATATTCGAGGCCAGGCATTTGACCTGGTCCACCAGGATACTTCGAATCGATGTGAGTTCCATCGCCTTCGAATGGGTATGGTGGTTGGTCGAACAGAACAACCTG